TTTCTAATTGCTCACGGTATAGTATGAAGAAGACCCTCAAAAAAATGTTTTTTTTATTTATTCTATATGGATGAAATAATAAAATATTAAGAAGATTTAACGTCTATGCACTTTTAAAACATTTTATATGAGTTCTCAACATAGCTTATCCATTTATTTACAAGTATTTATTACATCGGTACATTAAAACATTAAAAACCAGTTTTTTTTATTGTTGATGCATTTTTTATTACCTCCGATTTTTTTAGTTAAAGAATTAAGGAATATGAAACACGGATCCATAAAAAAAGGAATATCATAACATGCTTTTTGAGGGAGCTTCTTCCACTATTTATTTTTATCATTTTTACTTATTTTAATCCAAAAATATGGGGTGTATTTTAAATTGTAAACCAAAAACACCAATCTGACCATCCAGTCTTAGTCACAGCACCAGTTCTCGTACCTAACATGCCTGACTGTGATTATGGGCGTGGAGAAGAACCGTTATCAGAAGAAAAAATAAAACACCTAGCCCACACCTTCCTGAAATATGGAGTAATTGAAAAACGCCACGAATCCCTGCAAACTCGTCAAAAAGTGGGGCATGTAGTGGAATCATATTTGTTACCTGCACCAGCTAGTATTAAAGGAATTGATGGGAAAACAAGGCAGTATCCTAAAGGTACATGGATTGTTACTGCTGAAATAACTGACGAACAAACCATCGCAGAAACACAAAAAGGAGTTTTCACAGGATTTTCTGCAACTACAATACCTAAAGAAGTTGCAGACAATGTTAGTTTTAAATCTAGTCAATGCTTACTTATCAAAGATATTCCAAATCCTGTGGGTTTTGCTGTAAGTCTTGTTGAAAAACCATGTGTGCATTCAGCGAAGTTTTGTAAATTGAAACACTCACAAAACGAGGAATCAAACATGAATGAAGAAGATAAACAATTTTTAAACAAATTAAAAGATGTTTTTAGTTTTAAAAGTGATGATTCAAGAGCCATCACTCAGGATGAATTAGATGAAACACTTGCTAGTTTTAAATCTGATTTTAAATCAGAGATTATTGCAGGAGTTACTCAAGGTGTAGCTCAAGCAGTAAAAGAAGCTTTAGCAACACCAACAAAGAAAAAAAATAAAAAAACTGATGGGGACAACGGAGATGATGAAGGTGAAGAAGTAGATGAAAACAACACTACTTCTAAAAACAATACTTCAAGTACTCCTGCAGATGAAGAAGGTGAAGAAGTAGATGAAAACAACACTACTACTGAATCTAACAATAATTCTGCTACTAATAAAAAGAAAAAAACCAAAAAACCACCAGCATCAACAAAAGGAAACAAAATCCATGACGGACCTCAACCAGTTTCCTACAAATCAGACACTCAAACCGTCTATGAGATAATGGGCCGTAACAACAGAGGCTCAAGAATACAAGAATAAAAAAAATGAGGGGAGGATGAAACACGATGGCAACTGAAGCAATTCTTAACGAAATCGTAAACCCAGAAGAATACGCAGTATTCAAAGGAATGAAAACAGACATGGAATCTGGAAAAGCATTATTAAATCCAGAACAATTAGGAAAATTCCTTAGAGAAGCACAAATCAACAACACAATACTCAATCAAGCTGATTTCCAATTGATGAAATCATTCAAAAAACAATTAACACGTGTAGGAATAAATGGAAGAGTACTTCAATCAGGTTACAAAGCAGATGGAAAAACAACCAATCCAGATTTAACTCCAGCAGATGTTGATTTTGATTACAATGAATTAGATGCTAAAAAATTAAAAGCAATGTGCAGCATCGAAGACGAGGAAAAAGAAGACAACATTGAAAAAGAACAATTTGAAAACACTTTACTCTCAATGATGGGTGAAAGAGTTGGTGAAGATCTTGAATTCTGGGCATTATTCGCAGACAAAACTGCAACTAGCAATAAATTATTGTCTACCACTGATGGGTGGATTAAAAAAGCTGGTGTTCAAATCAAATCAAAAGGAGCAGATTCCGCTAAAGGAGTATTTGATTTAAAAAACACTATTGAAGCAATGTTTGATTCAATGATTAAAAACATGCCTATTAGGTTCAGGCAGAAAAGGCCTTTACTCAAATTCTTTGTACCATTTGAAGTTGAAGATGCTTATAGAAACCTTTTAAAATCCAGAGGAACCAGTCTTGGAGATGAAACACAAACTGGATTTAACGGTTTAGCATACAAAGGAATTCCAATCGAATACTGTCCAACTCTTGATGCTGAAGATGGTAGAAGCTTAGACAATACTGCTACCAGTATTTTAACCAATCCTAAAAACATGGCTTGGGGTATCTGGAAAAACCTTAGTATCGAACCTGATAGAATACCAAAAGAAGAACGAACTGATTACTACTACCGTATCAGAGGAGATGTAGATTACTACTTCAGAAATGCTACTGTAACTGCAAAAATTAGTGCTGCAGAAGCAGAAAGTATTGCTGAACAATCCAAAGGATGAGTCGTATGAAAACTTGGGCAGAATTATCCACTGCTGAAAGAATGAGCCCTCGTAAAAGATGGGACGCCTTAGCAGAAGAGATAAACAAACTTAAAACTTCTGAATCTAACAATCCTGAACAGGAAACCTCAGGATAAAAAAAATATATTTAAAAGGTGATGAGATTTGAGTTATACAACCGTGAAAGAAGTACGACAATTAACAGGATTAAAACCATCTCAACTCCACCTTCCTAAAGAAGAAGGAGAAGAAAAATTAGAGGAAATCCTAAACACTTGGATTGCTCAAGCAGAGGATTTAATCAACAATTATTGCAATAACCCAAAAATTGTTGAAAATCCTCCATCATCTGTTTGTAATGTTTGCTTAAGACTTGTAAGTAACATGGTAGCCTTTGCAATAGCTAGAAGAGATACCCCAGTCATAAAAGTAGATGATTGGAACATTCAAATGTTATCATCAGAAATATTCAGCCATGATTTGAAAGAAGATCTCCAACCTTTCAAAATTGACAAATCTAATAATAGTCGTAAAATTGATTTTTTTGCAATTACTGGTGAGGGGATACGATGGTGAAAGTCACTATTACTTTTGACAAAGCTGCAGTTGAGGATATTCCTGAAAAAACTGAAGCTATCGTTAAAAAAGGCAAAAACCTAGTTGCTCAAAACATGATAAGAAATCTCACACAAAACAGTCCAGTTGATACAGGTAAATTAAAAGGATGGTTTCCGTACCGTAATGAAGATACCATGGTGGATATTCGTTCACCTGCAGAATATGCAGGATATGTGAATGATGGAACTGGAATTTATGGCCCTCGTGGACAATTAATCTACAGAAAAGACATTGGTAAACCGTTTAGTTTTAATGTAGGTGGGAAAATGGTTTTTGTGAGGTATATTAAAGGTCAAAAAGGCCAGCATTTTGTTGAAAAAAGTATTGAGCAAACATCACACAACATTCAAAGACTATTTAACAAAGCAGTGACGGATGTGATGGGCTAATGGCAAGAAACCAAAACCTGGTTAAAAGTGTGGACCTTGTAACAAAAGCAGTTAATGCATATATTACAAAAGAAAAGGAGGCTGAAGATGGTTTACTTCGAAATGTTGAGGAAATTATTCCTTATACTTATAATGATACTCCTATTGAACCTCCTTGTGTCTGGATTGTTCAACACCCAACAATAACAAGTCCAGAATTCAAAAAAAGCATTAACAATCGTAATTTCTTACAATCTACTTTTGAATTTGTATGTGTAGAATATGATGAAGACCTGCAAACATCAATTGAAAAAGGACAACACCTTGCAACACTTGTAGGTCAAAGTATCATGAAAAATTTTAACAAAATAGGGATTGGTGATGATGAAATTAAACATATTTTCACAAAAGTAGAGTTCAACACACTATATCCTGTAGGAGAGGTTTCTATTGCAGGTAAAGCAAAACGTGTTCCTGCTACTAGTATTGTTTTTGATTTTACATTTGAGATTGACTGGCTAAAATGCCACTAAAAAAAACACACAGAATAACTTTTTTTTAAAACACGAAAATGATTAGGAGATGAAGCGTAATGGGATTACGTATATTCGGATTAAAAATGGAAAACGAATATGGGGAAGATTGCGATTTTAGCAACTGGACTCCAGATTGGCATCAAGAAGTATCTTCAGCAGATTTCAAACTTGGAGATGATCCAAACCTCAGTACTGGGGGTTCCAGAATGTACAAAAGAGGTAGAGCTGGAGTAATGAAACCAGCTGGAACCGTAGAAGGACAAGTAGACATACCAAGAATAGGCCACTACTTCAGAGGATTTCTCGACCAATATAAATTCACTGCAGGTTCTGGCAGTGGAATGAATACTCATGAATTCTGGGGAGGAGAATGCACCAGGTTAGCTAGTTTTGCAGCAACACAAACCTATGATTTTTTCCAGAAACAAATAATCGGAGCAATGATTGATGCATTAAAACTTGAAGTATCTGATGAATTCCTTACTTTCAGCAGTGATTGGGTGTATAAAACTGAATCATCTGAAACAATTGATTCAGAAAACTATAATAGAGTAAAAATGGATGAAACAGACATTCCATTGATGTTCTATGATGTGAAAGTAAAACTCAACAATAAAGATCCTGAGGGTGTGCAAACAAGTTTCACATTCGAAGGGAAAAACAATCTTAATGTTGATGGAACTATCGGTTTAGGTGCACGTCATCCTCAAAAGATTGCTGTAGCACAACAAAGGGAAATAGACCTTTCATTAGTAACTACTCTTGATGAAGACACTATGAGAACCATTCTTGATGGGGAATACGGGGAAGTAGGTGCTATGGAACCGAGCAAATGTCAAATCTTGAAAGTTCCTTTAGAACTTACTGTTGATATTTGTGAAGATCCAGATAGAAAAATGATTATTTTATTCCCAGAATGTCTTTTAAAAGTAGAGTACGATTTCAGTGATTCTGACACTATTGAAACAACCATAAACCTCAGTACAATGGGTACTGGTGAAGCAACATTAAAAGACGGCAGTAAAGTTGTAACTGATATGTATGTTCGTATTGAAAACAAACAACCTGCAATCAAACCAGCAACAGTTACTAAAAAATCAACTGTAACTGCTAATGTAACAAGTGGCACTACTAAAGTTGAAGGTGCAACTGTTAAATTAACTAAATACACTGATTCAACTGAAACCTATTCTGAAACTACAGCTGCTACTGGTGTGGCAACTATTAGCAATGTACCATTAGGTAAATATAAAGTTGAAGTGTCAAAAACAGGTTATAAAAAATACACTGGCACTTATACTGTTATTGATGGAACTAATAATTTAGATGTGAAATTAATTGCATCTGCAGCAGGTTCATAAATGAACCTGCTATTTTTTTTATATAGAAACGTTAGGGAGAGAATAATATGGCATTATTAAACAAACAAAAAATATTAAGTGGAGTAAACGAACCAGAAAAAGTGGAAATCAAAGCATTAAATGGGGAATTATGGTTAAGACCGTTATCAGGCTTTGAATTAAGTGAAGTAGAAGATATTGAAGCAAAAGCCATTGGTGATTTTGAAACTAATGAAAAATCACAAAGACAAGGTAAAAGATTAGGCAAATCTGAAACATTATCTAAAGGGAAAATTAATCTTTCAAAGGCGAATCAAGCTTCAATGAATGCTAAAGTCACAATGGTTCATATGAGTTTGGATAATCCGAAAAATGCGGATGATCTATGGAGTGAAGATGACATTAGAATGTTAAGACGTGATGCATTTAACGAAATTGTGGATCATGTAAGAAGATTATCTGGTGAGGACATCACTAAAGGTGAGATTGAATCTTTTCCTGAAAACGAATGAAGGTAAAAATATTATCTGGTTAGATTACTGTGGCTATCATTTATGCGACAGACAATCTGATTTAACATGGTATCAAGAATACTTCATTGTAAAAGGCAGAAGCAAACTATATGAAGAGATGAATAAAGTTAAAAAATAACACTATATTTTTTTGGAGGGTATAATTCAGAAATATAAAGAAATTATTTTATATTTTTTTTAAAGGAATTATACCCTCCATTTTTTTTTATTTTTAAACAAAACTAAATCAAGGAGGTGAACACACAAAATGGTATCAGACAATCTCGTGAACATAATCATCAAAATACAAGATGAAGCAAGTAAAGTTTCACAAAAAGTAGAAGAACAAATGAGCAAACTAGGTGACACAAGCAGAAATGCAATGAACATTTGGTCAAGAGCAGCAGAACAAGTATCACAATCAATGGATACAGTTCACAAAGCATTAGACCGAACACGAGAAAAATTCCAAACTTTAAAAAACAAAGGAGCAGATGCCTTTAACATGATAAAAAATGGAGTTAATTCTGCTGCAACTAGTTTTAACAATTTGATATCAAAATCCAACACTGCAACATTGATGATGGAAAAAATCAAAAGTGTTGGAGAGCGTGTGAAAAACACTTTAAACACTATTAAATTACCTTCAAGCTTACAATCAAGCATTTCAAGTGTAACACAAAAATTTGAAACATTAAAAGGTTATGCAGGCAATGCTGCTGAAAGTATTAAAAATCATTTTACAAGTGCTGCTAGTGCATTATCACAAAAATTCGAAACAGCTAGTAATAGTATTAAAAATCATTTTGAATCTTTAAAAGGTCATGCACAAATATTAGGCAACCAAATCAACACCACATTAGGCTCAGCTTTTGACAAAGTAGCTTCAAAAGTAACTACTGTATCTTCAACTATCAAAACAAAATTATCATCAGCAGTAGACACCGTAAAAGGAAAAGTAGGCCAATTAGCACAAAGTTTTCAAGGAATGGGAGGATTAGTTTCATCATTATTCGGAGCTTTAGGAATGGCGGGAATAGGTCAATTAACTGTCGGTTTAGCAATGACAAGAGAGCAAATGACTAACTTAATGGGGGCTACTATGGGCAGTACTCAAGCTGCTAAAAGTTTTGTAGGTGTTATGGACAAAATGACAAATAATTCATTAGTATCTCTCAATGACTTGGGAACTGCTATGAACACTATCAAAATGTCTACAGGAATGACAAATGATCAAATGAAATCTTTTGTAACTACTGTAAATGATGTAGGTCAAAGAGCAATCCTTATGGGAAAAGATTCTACTGAAGCAATGACCTTGATGCAAGCAGCAGGTGCTGGACTAAATGGGGAATTTGATATTCTTAAATCTAATTTTGGTATCACAAAAGATAAATTAACTGCTCTTGGTTGGAGTGGGGCCGCAGATGATGTTAAAGGATATCAGGAAGCATTAGATAAAGCTTTGGCTGCTGGGGGGAATATGGATGATATGATGAACACCACTACTGGTTTAATAAAACAAGTAGAAAAAGGATTCACATCTGCAGGAAGACAAATAGGTGAAGTATTCGCTCCATTTATTCGTGAAGCTTTACAAGGCATGATTAGCTTAAAAGAATCCTCTCCAGAAGTTTACAAGATTTTAATTTTGATTGCAGGAGCAATTAGTTTATTTGCAACTGCTGCACCTTCAATATCTCCAATTTTAAGCACATTTACAACATTAACAAGTATTCTTGGAGTTTCCTCTGGGGCATTACTTGGTATTGCAGGATTGCTGATTGTAGTTGGTTTGGCGGTGTATGAAGCAGGTAAACAGTTTGGATGGTGGAATAATGCCACCGAAATGATTGGGGCTGTGGCTGATGGAGTACGTCGTTTATGGGAAGCATTTAGTAATTCTCCACAAGTAAAAATTCTTATAAATGATATTAAAACAGCATTTCAAGCAGTATTGCTCGTTGTTGGAGCATTAATCTCTCCATTGGGAATGGTTTTGAATCGTAATGATAATGGAACAATAGATATTGTATCAAGCATTATTGGATTTTTCAAAGCATACGGTGAAGTTCTCATAAGAATTGGCGAAATATTCGCAGGTTTAATCATTATATGGAAAACAGGTGCTGCAATATTATATACTTATAGGACAGTTACTGGAATATTTCAGGCATTAAGTGGGCAAATGACTACTTTAACTTCAACTGCTCAAAAAGTAGTGAATGCTGTGAACAACCTGAAAGGAAAATTACAGCAAATTAAAGGTGGATTTGACACTTTAAAAAATGCAATTACTAATGCAAAAACCACTCTTGTTAATTTTAAAACGAAATTATCAAATTGGGTTACATCAGGTATTGATTTAGTCAAAGCCAAGTTTGTTGCTCTTAAAGACAAAATAATTCTAGCAAAAACAAAACTGTTAGAATTGTGGGCTACTATGAAAGCTACAGCTGCTGAAAAAATAGCCGCATTATCCACAAAGTTCAAAACATTAGCAGCAAGCATCAGCCTTGCAGGAATCAAAGCAAAATTATATGCTGCTTATCAATGGTTAGTGAATGCTGCTACTGCAGTATGGAATGTATTATTATCAATGAATCCCGTAATGCTAATTGTTATAGCAATTATAGCATTAATTGCAGCATTAGTATATTTGTATAATACAAATGAAACTGTTAGGAATGCGATTAATGGTTTATGGGAAGGCATGCAACAATTAGGCCAATATATTTATAATGGTTTGATTCAAGCATGGGATGCTCTTGTAAGTGCATTACAAGGAGTTGCTAGTTTCCTTGATGGATATATTGGTAATGCTATTCGTGGAATTATTGCATTATTAAGTGGTGATACTCAGGGAGCATTACAATACTTCACCAGTGCATGGAACACATTAATGGACGCATTAGGTCCTGTTGGTGATTTCATACAAGGAATATTCTCACCAATAATTCAAGGATTAATGGATTTATTAAGTGGAAATGGGGATGTTAATCCAGTTGAAAGCATTACTCAAGGATTCCTTTCACTTATGGAGGCATTAGGTCCTGTTGGGGATTTCATAATGGCAGTATTTGCTCCAGCATGGCAACTTGTACTTGATATTGTAACTCCATTATTCAATTTATTCATGCAACTGGCAACAATTTTTAGCCAGTTGATTACTGGTCAAATAAGTCTTCAACAAGCAATTGCTTGGGCTTGGGCAGCTATTCAATCAACAATCAGCACAATATTATCAAATGTGATTAATCGTGTTGTTAGTTGGGCTCAGTCAATGTGGAATAATGCAGTTAATACTGGTAGAAACTTCCTTACAGGAGTAGTTCAATTTATCCGACAATTACCTGATAAAATAAAAATGTATCTTTTAGCAGTTGCTGTAAGAGTAATAACTGCTGGTGCTCAATGGGTAAGTAATGCTAAAACAAAAGCATCACAAGTAGTATCTGGAGTAATGTCATGGATAAAGCAATTACCTCAAAAAGTATACCAAGAATTCATGAATATTGGTTCAAGAATATTGTCTGCAGGTTCACAATTAGTTGAAAAAGCAAAACAAATTGGTAAAAAAATTGTAGATGGAATGCTTTCAGCTATGGGTATTCATTCACCAGGTACAATCCAAGAAAGCGTTGTACTCGAATTTGTAAACATGATTACTCGTGTGAAAGATCAAGCTCGTAGTGCTGGTGAAGCAGTGAAAAATGTTGCTCAAAATATGATTGATTCCTATAAAAAACAAAATCTTGATAAGGAATTAACTGCACCTGATTTGGTGAATGCTCAAGGAGGTTTCCTTGGTGATCCACTTGTAGGTACTGCTTTAGATGAGTATGATACTACTCATATTGGTCAGGAAATGGATGTTACTCCTACTATGAATATGGGTGAAAATAATCAAATAATGGATAATTATGCATTAATGGGTCAAAATGTTACTGGTATCTTTGATTTGATGAGTACAGATTCAACTAATGCTTTAAACAGTTTGACTTCTGCAAATACTTTAGCTTATGACACTATAAGTGCTACTGAACAGCAGAAAATGAATTTCATGAGCAATCATATCAGAAATAGTATGAATCAAATCTTGTTAAACACTCGTATGGGTATGAATAATGCTTTAAATACTACTCGTACAAGTTTGACAAATATGCAAAACAGTACTACTCGAACTACTCAGGCTATGACTCGTGCTTGGAATACTATGAAAACTAGTATAATTGCAGCTGCGAATAAAATTAAAACTGATGCAACAGCCCACTTCAATAAATTAAGCAGTACTATCGGAACATTCTACCGCAAACTCCAAAATCCAAGCAATTGGGGTGCGGGAGGAGGCACAGGTACCCCCTCAAGTGTTCGCAGAGTAGGACATCGCACAGGAACAATGAAAAAAATAAGGGACATTATGCGGGAAGAAAAACTTCCTTCAGCAATGACTTATTACCAAGCGAGAAACTCAGCATACAATAATCCAGCAATTGGAGATTATATAATCCGTGATTCCACTACTGGAAAAATACCTACTGCAGATTTAATCCGTAGCAAACTTGAAGGGGCTGCGGGAAGCTGGGGAGATACAGTTGCACCTAATGTAAATCACATTAAAAAGACAGCTGGAAAATGGGATATGAAAGGACCAGCAATAAAAACTGGTGCTGGAATAGCTCAAACTGGATTAGCATTTAAAGTTCGTGATTTTGAAACTGGAACACCAAACATTAGTTTTGACTCCTTTGTAAAAATGGCAGAAGCAGTATTCAGCATAGTACCCTACGATCATTATTATGATAGTGAAAAATATGGGTCCTGGCAAAATGCTATTGCTGCTGGAAAATGTAATTGTAGTGATGGAGCAGATGCATTATTAGCCTTAGCTGCAACCTGTGGATTTAGTGGCAGTAAAGTTCATGGATATTGGGGTAAAGAAGGTCACTTTTGGACAGAAATCAACGGTAAACATATGGATACAACAGCATTCCAAAAAGGTTATGGTTGGAGCAGTCCAAAAACACATGCTGGACCATCAAGTGTCGGGCATCGTGCTGGAAGAGCCTCTCCAAACAGTTTGCTTGAAGATTTTGATGTTGTTAAAGAATTAAACAAAAACAATAATGAATCCAATAAAACGGAAACTAATGAAGAAAACCAAATAATCATCGTATTATCTGGTGAAACAAAACTCAAACACGAGTTCATCGATTTACCAGACACAGTTTCAGAAGAGGAAATTGTAAGGTTAATAAATGAAGCACCTGAAGATGCAGGTTGGTTAAAATCATTAGTGCAAAATATGGATTTCCAGGAATTGGATCGTAAAATTAAATCTAAATTACAATTCCGTGAAAATCGTGCACAAGGAGTATAATAAATTATGAAGAAGATAGAAGTAAGACCAGAAAAAGTAAGGGGTATGGGTAACCTTATCCCTCCTTTATCTGTTTCTGATTTTGAATTAAGTGACTGTATGATTCATGAAGAAGACCCATTTAAAATTAATGGGCATTTATTCAATCATTTCAGTATTGATGTACCTGTTGTTCCTGTAAATCTTGTGTTAAGTACGGATGTTGCAACTATTTATCCTGATGCAACTACTCCGAATATTGCAGTTATAACTGCAACACTTACAGACAGTTCAGGAGCACCTGTTTCTAATGTTGATGTGTATTTTCAAGAGAATAACTCTCGTATTGGTACTGCTTCAACAAATGCTCAAGGAATATGTACTTTGGAGTACAGTAGTAGTATTGGGGGAACACATACAATCAGAGCATACACTACAAAACAAGCAAGATATAATAAAAGTTCAGCTGAAATCAATGTAAATGTATACATACCAACAAGTTTAACTTTATCTCCTGCTTCAAAAACTGTTAATACTGTTGATGTAATGTCTTTAACTTCAAAAATAACTGACCAAACAGGATTACCAGTACCTAACAAATTAATTAATCTTTATTATTTAGACAAAGTGGTAAAAAGTGCTAGAAGTGATAATCGAGGAGTAGCTACATTCAATGTAACTTATCCTGAACTGCGTAGTGCAAAAACAAATACTGTTATATCTGTAACTAGCGATAAAACAACCTACTCTGTTGGAGATACTGCTATTATAACTGTCACATTAAAAGATGATGATGGAAATCCACTGTCTGGTAAACTTATTACAACTAATATGCACCAAGAAAAAACTACAAATAGTGAAGGAAAAGCAGTGTTTAATATCTCATATTCATCTGCAGTAACAATATCTTTTAACTGCTCATTTGCAGGGGATTCTAATTATAATGAATCTGCAGCAAGCATAAGTTTAGAGTATATTGAAGCAGCACCTGAAATTAACATTTCTGCAGACACTTTAGTTGGTGAAACTGGGGATACAATACAGATAACCGTGTCTGCAACAGGAATACCTCCACAAGCCCCATTATATCTTGTAGAAGATGGAAAAGAAACAGTCACATTAGACAGTAAAGCATATCCTGATAAAATGAAGTATACTTGTACTGGAGCGGGGGATGTCAAGTTAAAAGTCAAGTGTATATTGGGAACGAATGTTTATTATTCTCTAAAAACAATACTTCAAGTACTCCTGCAGATGAAGAAGGTGAAGAAGTAGATGAAAACAACACTACT